GTGAGCCGTTTGACGCCGGAGCCGAACTTGAACGACGTCTGCTCGAGCAGATTGGAGGAGAAAGACGTCAGGCCCTTCGTGCGCCAGCTGACGCAGGCGCAAAGGCTGGCGGAACTCGCGGGGATGAATCCCTGGCTAGGGGCTGGAAGGCTTGAACAGCTCGCCCCGGACGGCGATTGGCTGATCTGGCTGTTTCTGGGCGGCCGGGGCGCGGGAAAGACGCGGGCCGGCGCGGAATGGCTGAACACCCAGGTGCTCGCGGGCGCCGGGCGCGTGGCGCTGATCGGGCCGACTTTCAACGATGTGCGCGAGGTTATGCTGGGCGGGCCGTCGGGTCTTCTGTCGCTGGACGCCGTGGCGGGGCGCCCGCGCTATGAAGCCTCCAGAAAGCGGCTGATCTGGCCCAATGGCGCGGTGGGCTATGCGTTCTCCGCCGAGGATCCGGACGGTTTGCGCGGACCCCAGTTTCACGCCGCCTGGGCCGATGAATTCGCCGCCTGGGCGCGGCCGCAGGAGACGCTGGACATGCTGCGCTTCGGGCTGCGCCTGGGACAGCGACCGCGCCTGATGGTGACCACCACGCCGCGCCCGATTGCAGCGCTGCGAACGCTCATCGCGGCACCGGGCGTGGTGATGACGCGCGCGTCCACCGAAGCAAACGCCAAGTATCTGGCGCCCGGCTTTATCAAGGCCATGCGCGCCCAGTATGGCGCCAGCCAGCTGGCGCGCCAGGAACTGGACGGGGTGCTGATCGAGGATCCAGAAGGCGCGCTCTGGACGCGGGACATGATCGATCAGGCGCTGAATCTTCAGCGCAGCGACCCCGACCGCATCGTGGTCGCCGTGGACCCGCCCGCCGGAAACGGAAGCGGCGACGCGTGCGGCATCATAGCGGCAGGCGCCAGCGGCTCGGGCCGCACCATGACCGGGGTGATCCTGGCGGACGCCTCGCTCAAGGCCCGGCCAGAAGCCTGGGCGCGAAAAGTCGCCGAGACGGTGGCGGCGGTGGACGCCGACCATGTGGTCGCCGAAGCCAATCAGGGCGGCGACATGGTGCGCGCCGTGCTGCAGGCCGCCGCGCCGGACCTGACCGTGCGCCTGGTCCACGCCAGCCGCGGCAAGCGGGCGCGCGCCGAACCGGTCGCCGCGCTCTACGCCGCCGGCCGCATCGCCCACGCGGGACGCTTTGCCCGCCTGGAAGACCAGATGTGCGCCTTCGGCGCCCCGGACTTTAAAGGAAGCCCGGACCGGGTGGACGCCCTGGTCTGGGGAATCGCGGCGCTGTTTGACGGCGCGCGGACGCCAAGGATGCGGCGGCTGTGAGTGCGTTTGTCCCTCCCCTTGATGGGGAGGGTGGGCGCGCCTTCAGGCGGGGTCGGGTGGGGTGAAGCCCCACGCGCGGTGTTTGAAGGCTTTACCGCCGCCGCCCCCTCCGCCCCGGATCTGTGATCCGGGAAACCTCCCCCATCAAAGGGGGAGCACACAGACGAGAACAAAGGGACCCCAGCCATGCTCAACTGGCTCAATCTCGGCCGTAAATCGGCCGGGCGCAGCTTCGCCGTGTCGTTCGGGTCGAGTGCGGCCTGGTCTCCGCGCGGGTATGCGGCCTTCGCCCGCGAAGGCTTCGCGCGCAATCCGGTGGCCCATCGCTGTGTGCGGCTGATCGCCGAGGGTGCTTCGGCCTGTCCCTTAAGCGTGGCTGACGGGGCGGGGGCGCAGGCGGTGCGGGAGCTGTTGTCAAAACCCAATCCCGATCAGTCAGGCCAGGAGCTGATGGAGCAGGTCTTCGGCTATCTGCAGGTCGCCGGCGACGCCTATCTGGAGATTGCCGGCCCCGAGGAGGGTCCGCGCGCTCTGTTCGCGCTGCGGCCTGACCGGATGACGGTCATTCCCGGACCCAAAGGCTGGGCGGATGGCTGGGAATACCGCCACGGATCGCAGAAGCGGGTCTTCGCCCGCGACCGGGCCAGCGGACGCTCGCCGATCCTGCATCTGAAACTCTTCAATCCCGGCGACGACCATTACGGGCTCTCGCCCATGGAGGCGGCGGCGCGGGCGGTGGACGTGCACAATGCCGGCGGCGCCTGGGCCAAGGCGCTGCTGGACAACGCCGCGCGGCCGTCGGGCGCGCTGGTGGTGACCGGGCGCGACGGGGAGGGACGGCTCACCGATCCCCAGTACGAACGCCTGAAGGACGAGCTGGAAAACCTCCACACCGGCCCGCAGAACGCCGGCCGTCCGCTGCTGCTGGAAGGCGGGCTGGACTGGAAGCCCATGGGCCACAGCCCCGCCGAGATGGACTTCATCGCGGCGAGGCGCGAGGCGGCGCGCGAGATCGCCCTGGCTTTCGGGGCGCCGCCTATGCTGCTGGGGCTTCCCGGCGACAACACCTATTCCAATTATCGCGAGGCGAACCTGGCGTTTTATCGCCAGACCGTGCTGCCGCTGGTGCGCAAAACCGCCGCGGCGCTGTCGGGCTTTCTCTCGCCCTGGCTGGGCGCTGAAGTTTCGATCAGCCCGGACGAGGACGGCTTGCCGGCCCTGGCTGAAGAGCGCGGGGCGCGCTGGCGCCGGATCAGCGAGGCGGGATTTCTCACCGATGATGAAAAACGCGCCCTTCTGGGCCTGAAGGAGCGAGCATGAACGATGCAAGCCTGAGCCAGGCCTGGCGGCTCGATCGCAAGATCACGCTGGGCGTCATCATGGCGCTGACCCTGCAGACCTCCGGCGCGCTGATCTGGGCGGGCGCGGCGAGCGAGCGTCTGGACCAGCTGGAACACCGCGCCGAGGCCGGCGCGGCGGCCAATGAGCGCCTCGCCCGCCTGGAAGAACACGCCGCCCACACCCGCGCCGCGCTGGACCGTATCGAGCGCCGGCTCGAGGACGGGTAGGGCGGCGCGACCCCCTCCGCCCCTCGCTTCGCTCGGCGCGTTCGCCCGTTCGATCAATCCTTTGATCGATCTCGGCAGCCTCACCCCCTGTAAAGGGGAAGGCGTAAAGCGCCGCGAGGCGCGGCCGGGTGGGGTGCGCCGCATAGCCCAGGCCTCGCAAACTCACACACTCAAGGGAGACGCCCATGACGGCGCGCAACGGCTCGGGCGACGGGCTCGAGGTGGCCGGCTACGCCAGCCTGTTTGATATCGAAGACCATGGCCGCGATCTGGTGCGCGCCGGGGCGTTCGTCGAAAGCCTGAAGGCGAAAGGCCCGCGCGGGGTGCGCATGTTGTTCCAGCACGATGCCGGCGAGCCGGTGGGCGTGTGGGACGAGATCGTCGAGGACGGGCGCGGGCTTTATGTGCGCGGCCGGATCCTGAGCGACGGCCCGCGCGGACGCGCCGCGTCGGGCCTGGTGCGAGAAGGCGCGGTGGACGGATTGTCCATCGGCTTTCGCACCGTGCGGTCCGCGCCCCGGCCCGGGGGCGGACGCGACCTTCTGCAACTGGACCTTTGGGAGGTCTCCATCGTGACCTTCCCCATGCTCCCCCAGGCGAGGCTGCGCGTGCTGCCCGGCCTGACGGAGACCGCCTCCGCATTCGCGGCGACCTGACCTGACCCTCACATTTGAAAGGATCCCCATGACCCGGGAGACCAAGATGGCCGCGCCGTCCACCGAGGCGCGTGCGGCGATGCATGACCTGCTTGCAGCGTTTGAAAGCTTCAAGGACGCCAATGACCGCCGCCTGAGCGAGATCGAGTCCAGGAAGTCGGCTGACCCGCTCATCGAGGAAAAAGTGAGCCGGATCGACCAGGCGCTCACCACCACCAAGGCCCGCCTTGATCGCCTCACCATCGAAGCGAACCGCCCCGATCTGGGCGCCGATGAGGGCAAGAGCGCGGCGAAGACGGCCTGGTCGGGCTTTCTGCGCACCGGCGAGGCCGCGCGCCTTGTGGAAGGCAAGGCGCTGAGCACCGGGACCGGGTCCGACGGCGGCCATGTGGCCCCGGCCGAGACCGAAGCCCTGATCGAGCGGCTGATCCGCGAGGTCTCGCCGATCCGCCAGATCGCCACGGTGAAACAGACCACCAGCCACACCTTCAAGAAGCCGGTGAGTGTGGGCGGCGCCACGTCCGGCTGGGTGGCCGAAACTGCGCCGCGGCCTGAGACCAATACTTCCTCGCTGGAGCTTGTGGAGTTTCCCACCGCCGAGCTCTACGCCATGCCGGCCGCGACGCCCGCGATCCTGGACGACGCGCTGGTGGATATCGACCAGTGGCTCGCCGAGGAGGTGCGCGACACCTTCGCCGAGGCCGAGGGCCGCGCCTTCGTCACCGGCTCGGGGATCAACCGGCCCAAGGGCTTTTTGAGCTATGACACGGCAGCCGAAGGGACGGAGGCCTGGGGCGAGCTGGGCTATGTGGCCACCGGCGTCGACGGCGATTTCGCCGCCAGCGATCCCGGCGATGTGCTCATCGATCTGATCTATGCGCCCAGGACCGGCTACCGCACCAATGGCCGGTTCGTGATGAACAAGTCCACGGTCTCGGCCGTGCGCAAGTTCAAGGACGCCGACGGCCATTACATCTGGCAGCCCTCCATGACCGCCGGCCAGCCGGCCACCCTCATGGGCTATGCGGTCACCGAGGCCGAGGACATGCCCGATATCGGGTCGGACAGCTTTTCGATCGCTTTTGGTGATTTCGAGCGCGGCTATCTGGTGGTGGACCGCCAGGGCGTGCAGGTGCTGCGCGATCCCTATTCGGCCAAGCCCTATGTTCTGTTCTACACCACCCGCCGTGTCGGCGGGGGCGTGCAGGATTTCAACGCCATCAAGCTGTTGAAGTTCGGCGTCTCGTAAAGCGGCGGTCTTCCCCCCGCCGCCGCCTGGCAAAGCGCCCCGGCCTCAGTGATGAGCCGGGGCGCTTTGCATTCTTACTCATTTTCATGAGGGCCCCATGACCCTGCATCTCCTGTCTCCGCCTGTGGTGGAGCCTGTCGGGCTGGCTGACGCCAAAACCTGGCTGCGCGTCGGCCATGACGAGGAAGACGCGCTCATCGCCGACCTTCTCAAGAGCGCGGCGGCGCGCGTCGAACTGGACACCGGGCTGGCGCTCATCGCCCGCAGCTACCGGGAGACGCTGGACGCCTGGCCGGAGCGGCGGCTGTCGGCCTACGGCCAGGCCTTCAGCGTGGCGCGCGGCCCGCTGATCAGCGTGGAGGCGGTGAGAATTTATGCCCGCGACGGCGACGCCACGCTCTGGAATCCGGCCGAATACCACGCCGAAACCGGCGAGCCGGGGCGCATCGTGGCGGTCTATCCTTTTTCATTGCCGTGTCCGGGGCGCGCGGCAGGCGTGATCGAGATTGAGTTCACTTCCGGCTTCGGCGTCGACCCCGGCGATGTGCCCGCCCCGTTGAAAGAGGCGATGCTGCGCCTGGCCGCCCGGAGCTATGCCACCGCCGAGCCGGCCGAAAGCGCACGGCGCGGCGAGGCGGATTTGCCTGAGGACGTGGAGGCGCTCCTGCGTCCCTGGCGCCGGGGGCGATTGTGAGCGCGGAAGCGGCGTTTTCCGCCGCTGTCATAGCCGCGCTGAAAGCCGATGCGGGCGTGCGCGCCGCCCTGGGAGATCCGGCCCGCGTCCATGACCGGGCGCCGCGCGGCGCGGCGTTTCCCTACGCGTCGCTGGGGCGCAGCGAGAGCGAGCCGCTGGACGCTGGCGGGCTCGATCTCATCGATCACCGGCTGACCCTGCATGTGTGGGGCCGCCGC